GTGCCAATCTTGATAGAGTTGGCAGCGGTGTTGTCGAAGTTGAGGTCGTTGGCGAATACGGTGGTGCCATCGGTGATGTCCATCGTATACGTGGTGATATCAGGCACCACAGTATAGTTTTGGAAACCGACAGCCAACACCAGAGTGCCAGCGCCCACAGCGATGCCTACGGCGGTGCCAGAAGTGGCGGCAAGCGACACATCCTTTTCCACAACATAGGCGCGATTACGAAGAGATTGAACAGCAGCCATTATATTTCCTTTCAAAAGGAGAGGGCCGAAACCCTCCCTTCAACATCACGCGACGTTGTACTTTCCGCGAACGATAGCCTCGGGGCGTAGTACCTTCCTTCCGTAGACATGCATACCGCGAACGATGTCAGCAAAGCTGTCAGGATCGCGATAGGTTTCAGTCTTGGTGATGGTCTCAGCAGTAGCCACAGCCGACTCATGACCGGCAACGATGATGCCGTAGTTGTCGTTCTGGTTAGCCGTACCAGCAGTGCCGGGACCGGTGCCGATAGCAGGCAGGTTGTTCGACACATACACCTTGAAGCCGTGCAGGTTGCTCAGCACAAGACCGTTCTGCAGACCAGAGCCACCGAAGTCGCTGTTGAGCAGACGGCTGTCTTCGTCCTTCAGCATTTCCACGAAGATCGGGTCAATCACAAGGAAACGACCGTTGGAGTCAACGTTCTGTTGATCCAGCAGACGAGACATGCGAGAGATGATCATCAGCGGCGACACACGATCAGTCGGCAGAGAAGTCGTACCCGGCAGACGCGGAGTCACAGGGATAGAATGCTCACCAGCAGACGCCGTCGTGATGCTAGCGAAAGAACCCTTCTTCAGCTTCATCGAAGCCAGCAACTCATCGCTGTCAGCCGTAGCAACAGCAGCCGTGCCAGAAGCGGTGGTACGAGCCACAGTGGCGTTAGCATTCAGAGCAGCCTGTTGGAAGCCCGTCATGTAGCCCAGAACGTCTTGGTCGTAGTTGTCCTTCAGACGATAGGCAGCACGATCAGACGCCAGAGACATCCAATTGATGTGCGACTGCGAAGACTCAATGTCATCCACCTTGAAAGCGAAATAGGCAGACTTATCGACCACCAGAGTGAAGTCGCTGTCGTCGAGGTCTTGCGCCGTCACTTGAGTGCCACGCGCATAGTTCTTGACAGAGATTTCAGGTTCCTTGATGATCTTCACCGAATCGCCCACATTGGCGATTTCGCCAAAGTAGTCGTTATTGGTGATAGCTTCAGCAACGGAAGACTTACGGAAAGCAAGCTGAACTTGCTTGGAATAGATAACCGGCGACCAGTTACCATTAGGAAGATTGCCCCAACCCGGAGCAGCAGCAAATGCCATGATGATTTCTCCTATATTAGCATTTAATACTGTCTTAGGATTTTATCGGGCCTTGCGAGAAATAGGTGGTTATACTTAACTGATCTAGTTTCAATTAACTACAACGGCTATCTGCTTGGGTTGTCGATACAACACTTGACAGAAACAAAAAAGACGTTGCCATTTCTGACAACGTCCCCGTTAGAACAGAATTTCTATTCTGTGTCAAGCGTTAACGCGCATTTCCTGAAATATCGTACACAAATTTGCCAGAACGCATTGCTTTGACAATGTTTTCTTGATTTGCTTCGTATTCAGTGATGGACATCTTCTGCACTTGGCTTTCGTAGAAAACGCCTTCTTGATCTGCCGTTGCATTCGGAGTAGATCGGCCACGGGTGTTAACAGCCTGTGCAGCAGACTTATCCTCTGACGCCTTACGCTTGCTGATGTTTCGATCTGCCTTGTAAAGATCGATGACACGTGCCGCAGAGCGGAAGTCATCGTCGTTCTCATACAACGCATCCTGTACCCATTTTGGTTGCTCTTCTGCCCAATTGTGGAAGTCTTCGTTGTCTTCAATCTTATCGAAGTCGGGATGCAGCTTCAGCAATTCGACACGTGCTTTTTCGCGTGACGTTTCTCGCTCACTCTCATCAACCTTACGCATACGCTCTTCAAGAGACTTCTGCGTTTCCTTTGCCTTCTTCAGCGCAATGCTTTCAACAATGCGATAGACATCAGGATATTGCTTTGCCCACATATCAATGTCTTCATCACGCGCAGGCAGCTTCATCTGCTTCTCTGTAGTCTTTTGAACAAGTGCTTTCAGTTCATCGACTTCTTTTCGAAGATCGTCTTCAACCTTTTGCGAATGCCGACGAAGATCGCCGTAACGCTTCTTGAAAGTTTTCTCTTCTGCCGACAAATTTTCGTCAGAAGTTTCTTCCTTAGCTTCTTTATCATTGACGTTGGATTTGAGGTTTTCAAGTTCTTCCTCGTCTTTCTTGATGCGATCTTCTAGTGCATTGCGGCGCAGAGAAAACGGAGCCACGTTAGTTTGTACAGGTACGACAATTGCATTTGACATGTGTTAAAAATTCCTTTAATGATTATTTGAAAATGATTTGGTGAGTAACAATATGTAGATTGGTTTTAGTTGAGTTGAAACGTTTCCGGCTTAAATCCACCGCCACCGCCACCGCCACCGCCACCGCCACCGCCATAGCCTCCGTCGTAGCCGCCATAGCTACCACCGCCGATGCCATAGCCTCCGTCGTAGCCGCCACCAAAATTATCCCAATTCCAGAAGTCTACACCAGCCGAGTCAAAGTTGTCAAATGCTGGAGCTTCATATGGCATGCTGAAGTCACCAGTGCTGTCAAATGCTGGAGCTTCATATGGCATGCTAAAGCCTGTATCGACAACACTTGTTTGTGTTTCTGCTTGACGATTGAAGACGGTGTTTACAATGTCTTCTCTGGTTACATTGGCTAGACCAAATTGATCACTAAATTTTTCTTGAATAGCATCGACCGCAGCATTCTTTGCGTTGTTGATGGCATTATTTTGATCAGCACCACTAATGATAGCATCTGCAGCACGTTGTGCAAATGTGCCAATCTGCTCGTCAGAAAGACCAGTGCCCCTTAGCGCGTCTGATACAGCAGCACTTGCTTGGGCGGCAATGCTGCCTGTACCAATGGCACCAGAAGTTGCTGCAGGCTTAGAAGAGCCTTTGTCTGTAAGCTGATCAATCTGTGAAGCTGCCCCAGCTCTGCCTTCCGTAGTTGATGTATCAAGACCACCAGCTTTACCAACCATCTCTTGATTGAGACGACCAAAATAGGCATTAACAGCGTCTGCTCCATACTTGTTGATGGCAAGGCGAAGCGGCAACGTCACAATGCCGGGAACACCCATTGCAGATGCCAATGTGCTTAATACTGTCGTTCCGAGTTTAACATCAGCATTGCTAATGCTTGAGTTCCACAAGTCTTCAGTGACAACTTCACCAGCAGGCCCGCTACCACCGGGATTGTAAATCATATCATTACGACCAAAGTCTGCAATGTTGCTACCCGTATAAACACCACTGATACCAGAGCCTGCTCCAGCATTCTGTGAGTCTGAAATTTGTTGTTGTTGTGTCGCTGTTGACCCTGTTGTTGCTGATGTATTGTTTGTTACACCGCCACTTACACCACCAGTTACACCGCCAGCGCCACCACCAGCTTCGCCGCGAGGGTCACTAGGAGTTATTCTTTTTGTAGGTCTGCTACTCTGCTGTATAGCACCATTAGGCATAGGCTTCATAGGCTTGCCATTGATGAACGGCATATAGAAGTCTTTACCAGCAACATCTTTGAAGAAGCGAATGTCTAGCGCAGGATTCTTTGGTGCTTTTTCAATGTCGTAATAACTAGCGTTAACGAAACCACCAGTGTTGAATGCCATCTCCGTCTGACGACCAATTTCATTTTGATCGACTTCCTTCATGATGCCATCGATTTCGTTTTCGAAGTCGTCGTCTTCTTCAAACGAGTCATCAGAGGCTTCACCAACGGCTTCAGCATTTCCCATTTGACCAATGTCATTCATACGAGCAAGACCACGCTTAGCGTCGTCTCGCAGCTTCATCAGTCGCTCAAGACCAATAAAACGAACAACATCAGCAGGGATGACAAACTCACCCGGTGACAACTTAGCGTCAACGTCATCCCTCACTTCTTCAGCAAGGCTACCCGTAGGCACATCATTGCCGCTGACGGGATCGACGTCTTTGCCATCGTCCATCATCCCGCCTTCAGCGAACAACTTCTTTTTGTTTGTAGTGATGGCTCCAACGCCAACTTTACTACTACGTTTTTTCCCGAAGCCCATTGATTTCGTCCTTCAGTTTTGTGAGCGCTGTCAGCGCCATAATTGCACCCTGTGCCCGATATATTTCTGGCAAATCCGTAGACTGTTCAAGTTTGCGACGATTGCTATCGATGTGATGATGTATCATCAAAACGAATGCGTCCCATGTAATAGGCGTTGCTAGAACGCCAAGTTTTGGTAGATATTCTTTATACTTCATTGTGCAGGAGTAGGAGGTTGTTGTGGAGGTGCAGCACTAAAGCCGGGTTCACCCGGTGTAGGAGCGGTGCCAACGCCCATGTTACCACCACCACCACCGCTAGTGTCAGACACAGGCAACGGCTGTTCACCACCCGGTGCCATAGGCGCTGCAGGAGGCTGCATCTTCTGCAACAGCAGGGCCTGCTTAGCTGCCTCTTCCATGTCGTTAGATACAAGCTCTGGATCAAGGTCCATCGACTTAGCAATTTCCCTGACAATATAGGGCAGCTTAGCAAAAGGAGCCAGCACAGGATTTTGTACAACCTGCAAGAATTGAAGCAGACGTTGACTACGAACTTCGTTAGCCATCAACGATTCAGTGCCGCGTGCGTTAACTTCAAGATCACCAACAATCTCAGGATCAGGATCAAACTGCATATTGAAGCTAAAGAAAGCTTCACCAATAGGACGAAGCAAATAGTCGTCCATATTCTTGATAACAGTTTTGATATTGACAGAGGCAGCATTCATCAGCATAGAAATGCCAGATGATGTGCGACCAACACCGCTTACGCCTGTTTGTCCATGAGCAAACGAAGGCATGCCGGTAGACTCATCAGCAAGCACTCGCGCCTTATCAAATAGCTGAAGATTGGTTTGAGCTACGTTAGGAAACGATGTTCCAAACAAGGCTTGACCGGGTGCGCCGCCTTGACGACGAAACACCTTACCGGGATACACTGTCAAGTCTTGACCGGGCACTAGATTGGTTTCGTCAATCTCAAATACGAGATTTCCAGAAAGCACAGCGTTGTCTACAGCAAGCCGCATAAATCCGTTCATCAAAGTTTGTGTGTCGTCCATGTTCTCAGAGACGCCAACACCAAACATCGAGTACGGATTTAGCTCATATGGCACCACGTAGTAGGGAATACGAGCAGGCTTAAAAGGATTGAGGACAAGACGTATGATTTTGCCACCACTAAACCAGATGTTTGCCTGCAATTCAACGCTGTCCTCAAACTCAGAAGGAATATCGATGTCATTATCACGAAGCAATTCAATATCGACATTTCCCCAATATTCCAAAACTTCCCAACGTTCAACACCCATGTTGGGCTGATAATCGCTCAAATCGTCTTCCCAATATTCCTTTGTATAGTTGGGACCGTCAGCAACAAGTGCGTCAATGACGCTGTTACGAAACATAGGACGACGCTTCAACTCAAGCAACTGAGTCTTATTCAGCTTATGACGCTCAATGAAATATGAAGACTCATCGATGTTGCTGGCATCAGGATCGACGTAGCTATTCCAGACGCTAACGTGCTGCGCCTTCGGCATAGTTTTTAGAATGGGCTTATATTTACCGTTTTCCCAACGTGGATATTCCTTATCCACTGCAAACGGACCCTTCATAATACCTGTACCAAATAGGGCAAGCTCAAACGATGTAGAACGAAGATGTGTCGCAGCCTTGCTTTCATCAAGCTGATCACGAATCTTCTTGTCCATCTTCTGTGCAGCAACTTGTGCTGGAGAAAACGTTACCTGCGTAGGTAGTTTGCCTGCACCTTCTTTGACATTAAGCCCTTTGAAAGCATTCTTCATCGATCCCAACAAATCAGAAATCTTGGTGCCGGGGGGAAGAGGCTTTGTAATGTCAATAGAAGGCGCTACAGGCTGTCCAGCAGCCTTCTTTTGTTCTTCAGCAACGTCAATGTGGACATGCTCAGCAATACCTAACGGTTGCGGAGTAGGATCAACAGAAAGAGGAAACTTGCTACCGGAAAACAATACATCAATGATTTGACCATATGCCGCCAACACCTTTGTTTTAGTAACTTTGATGAATACGCGAGACTTCTCAGTCTCTGTAAACTTCATATCGGGACCATAGATGCCGCGATAGTTGCGATAGGCACGAAGCCAACGTTCTTCATCGTAACGACGAGATTGCTTCGAACGACTATATCGTTCTTTGACGAAATTGATGAGCGAACCACCAGCAAACGTGGTTTCACCGCTGTCATCTGGTAGACCAATAGATTTATCGTCAATAAAATTGTTATCGTTACGAATAGCCATAATTATTTCCTATGTAGCGGTGTCGGGTTATACATCAAAGTCATCAATAGCCAAAATTCTTGTCGAAAACGATCTGACCACGCGATTGTTTAGCTGGATCAAAATCAAAGATGTTTGCACTACGTGGACGAGTCATAACACCGTATCGAAAAGCATCGTATGTGTGGTCGTTCTTAACTTTAGTGTCAACATCTTCTGGATTTGCCTTATCTAATGGTATTGTTGGCAAATCAGCAATGGTTTGTGTACAGTTTTGAAAGAATGTTATGCGCGGATGCCCTGTAAATTGATCAATTTGAAGACGTCGATGTATTTCATTCTTACCCGCAACACGACTACCAGCACTACGATCAGAAGGGCGCCACTTACATCCCCTTAAAATCATTCTTTCAGCGATAGACGGGCCTGTATCACCACGTTTTGCCCAACATGAGCTATCTAGAACCCCATATCGAATACGTTCACCAGCTTCAAGCTTCAAAATCTGTTCTGCCAAGTCTTCGGCAAGCACTTTTGTGACATATAGCTCGCGATAGACCACCAAAGACTCGTCAGGAGCAACAGCAAACCATAGCACAGCAGTAAAACTACCATAGCCGTAGTCGCAAGCACGAAAACGAGTCCAATCGGAAGGAATAGAATAAGGCTCAACCACGTGAATTGATCGTTTGAACTCAGGAAATGCAGCACCTTCCGCAACATCCCAATCTCCTTCTAGTAGTTGACGCCTTTGATGCTCTGGCAAAGACAAAAGCATTGTTTCATAGTCACCAGATTTGGTCAAATATGGGTTATCAGACAGTTTTGCAGGGATAAATCGTCGCTTAAACAACGGTTGCCCTGCCCTACTATGTCCTTCAGGGTATGTCATGACATTGCCAGTGTCGATGTCAGTAGCCCAGAAGGATTCATTGGGTGGTGAAGGGTCAATGAACATCTTCTTAACCCAAGCATGCCCTCTATTACCCGGATTTGTTGATGCTCTCATGTACACCGGCAGGTCTGACGCTGCTGTACGAAGACGAGAACGCATGTAGTTCCATGCAAATGGTGTTGACCATTGCGTCAACTCGTCAAAACCAATCCAGCTAAACGACAAACCCTGATAGCGCAACACATCTTCGTCTCTATCAAGGTAGGACATCCACAGCCTGCCACCACCCGGCACTTCCCATTGAAACTTACGCTCACTCCACTTGATGCCGGGAATGATTTTGGGATAGAGTTCTTGAGACTTCCACACAAGTTCTCGTAGTTCTTCTGTAGTGTGACGCAGAAGCAATCCAGAAAACTGTGGATGGCTGATGTAGCGCAGCGGGTCTGCAAGCATCGCATAGCTCTTGCCACCGCCTGCAGCACCCCCATACAGCACCTCACGCTCAGAAGACGCTAGAAAGGCTGTCTGAGGGCCTGTATTGGGCTTGAAGATGATGTTCTGAATCTCTACTTCATTCAATGCGCTCAGGGATTGGGTGTCGCTCGTAGAGACTGAGATAGGGCTCTTGATCGAAGAAGGCTGTTTTGTCTTTTTTGCCAAGGGTGGTTTCGAAGGCTTTTGCCTTTTCGAGCGCGTCTTTGTATCTGCTGGCAAGGGCAACATAGAAATTGTGTTTATGCTTTCGCCGTCTTTCATCTCTAAGCCGTTTCCTTAGCCCATCGCCAGATATTGAGCGTTCTGTTTGTTTTGTAAGCCAGTTTGCAACTTGCTGAAACGTATATCGTTTGCAATATTGCTCAGCAATCTTTAGAGCATCAAGCTCTTTTGGTATTGGGACATACCAATTTGGATCAGACTCCTCAACCCTATATCCAAAGGGGATGAGCATTCCTTTTCTAAGCCGTGGTATTTTGACGTATTCAGTGCGCTCTACAGGTTGAGGAAGAAGCCAATGTCCCAGTTCTCTAGTCATTATTACTCAGAGGAGTCCTTCGGAGGCAATATCATAATGCCACCACTTGTTTGCACTTCCAGCTTCTCCGTCTTAACAACACCAGACCTGTCAAGAAGGTCTTTGGCAGCAGACAGCTTTTCCTTGATGCCAAGCTCTGTAGGATCATCGATGCCACTGATGACAGCCATAGCCGCTTTAGGAGCATGCATGGCAATGTATAGCTGAGTTGCTTCGATGATGTGCTCTTTCAGAGTAAACATCAATTCCTTCGTAGGATAGGTTTTGCTATAGCCTGCAAGCTCTTTAGCGCGAACGGGACTACCATTGGCATCGCCAAGCAATGCGTCAATGAATTTCTTTTGCTGTTCGTTAAGTTGTTGTTTCATGATTGTGTATTACTGGCAAAAAATTCTTCTGTGCGAATAGACACGGTGATGGCGCTGCTACCAACACTAGCAAAGCCAACAATTTTGTCGTTCTTATCAAGATAGAGAGGTGCTGTAATCTGCAGAATGCTACGTGATTTCATTTGCACAGCATCCATAATGTCGAACGACGCTGCATCGCTAGCACGATACCATTGTAGCGTTACGTTAACGGTGCTGTCGCTTCCATTAGAAACAAAGATGCTGTTGATATCAGCCCTAAACGTAGGCGGAACAACATAAACATCTTGGTTGCTTGTTGTCAGCGTCTGTGCCACTGTTCGCTTTTTATTGCTCATCGACTTATCTCTTCCCAATCCAAAGAACCCAACACCTGATTCCCGTTAGCCGCAGCCGCGCAAGCAAGTGTCAGTTCGTATGGGGTGGCGGTAAACGAATTGCGCTCTAGCTGAGAAGCAAACAACGCTTCCTTCAAGATGTCAACGCTGCTTGAGCCTTGATTAGAGCCTTGGAAAAAGCCCGTTGCTAAAATACGTCCATTAGTGCTTGAGAACGCAGTGCCGGTTATGTTGTACTCAACCCCAGAATTGGTTCCCGCGCTAACCCACGTACCGCCCGTTGTAGTTCCAGATGCAACAACTTCCCACTTGTAATTGGCGTTGTTGCTTATGCCCAGAATAGATATCGCTGTCAAAATAACAATCGCATCAAGCCGGGTAGACTTCAGACGGATAGATACCACCGGATAAAACGTACCAGCAGTGGTTAGCGTCGTTGGACTTGTAATGACATTCCCGGCAGACAACTGTGCGCCGCGCAACTCGTAGCCACCTTCGGAAATCACCGTCGAGCACACCTGCTTGAGCGTGCTTGCACTGGCAGTGGCGGCTGTGTTTGTCATCTCATACCGCAGAGGCAGAGATGCAGTGGTGATGTACGTTGTAGTGACAAGATTGGCATGATGGAAGCTGTGTGCTGGAACAAACACACCATCAATGACAAAACCCATTCGCACCGTACCCAATCCCAGCCACTCAACATCCATATACAAGATTTGAGCTTTAGAAACATCTAACGTAATGCCAGATGGGCCTGTGCCGTCTAGCTTATCCTGATTCCAATTTGCTTGTGCTACACGTGTATTTACTGGAGAACCGCTAACACTGCTACGTTCAACAAGATATATGTTGAGTCCGTCTCGCTCAAAATACATTCCATTGTCAACACCAAAATAACCACAACGCTGACGTAGATTTGCCTTAGCTGCACCGAACACAAACGTGTTCATCACCAACAAGCTCTTGCCCGGTTGATAAGCAAAAACCTTTATAGTTTCTCGAATGATTTGGTCGTTGTTAGCACTTCCAACAGTTAGATTGACCAACCCTTCATTTGCACTGAACGTAGCGGCAGCAGTGCCAGTGATGCTATCGACCCAGAGGTTGTTGTCAGCGTAGCGATGCGAAGAATCAAACAGAGTTAACGGACTACTTACACGAACTCGTCCGAACGCATCAACGTTAGTGCCTCCAATAGCAACGGTGTTACTATCAGAGGCAATACGTACTAGCGCGGGATAGCTTGTTATGCTCACTTATTTCTTCTTAGCTTTACGTGCTTCCGACAAGGCAATGGCAATGGCCTGCTTAGGGTTTTTCACCGTAGGAGCTTTCTTGCCAGCACCCTGATGAAGAGAGCCTTCCTTAAACTCCTTCATCACCTTGCCAACTTTGGCTTGTTGCTTAGGCGTCATTTCTTCTTTGTGGCACAGCCACCCATAGCCATCTTCGTCTTGCCCTTACCCTTAACAGGCATAGCAATCATGATCGCTAGCGCGGCACCGGGCTTCTTGCCTTTAACAGCACCACCCTTTGCCATTGCAGGCTTACCAGCCATCAAACACTTACCTGCTTTAGCGCAAGCAGCGGGATTGGGACAACCAGCACATGTTTTCATTTCTCGTTTCCTTTGTTTAAGACCTGCATATATAACAGGAACACTCACTTTTTCCATTTTTGCTGAGGCTTCATCGAAGCACCGCAATTCACCACGCCACCCTTGGCATACTTCTTAACGGCACCACCCTTATACATCTCAGAAGCACGCTTGCGTGTTTCGTCGTCAATGTTCTCATTGCGACCTTCACGAACAGACGGCTTAGGCGAAGAAGCCATCTCCGTTGTATAGCGCTTGCCCTGCCACGTAAACGTCTTGTCACCATCCTTACGAGCAGCAGCAAACGCTTCCTTGAACGTCTCCTTCTTCTCTTCCTTCTTAGCCTCTTCCTTGCGTGGAGCAGGCGTGTCATCATCCATCGAACGAGAAGCAACAGAAACACGCTTAGGAGCGCTTTCTTCGTCATCACCCATCATAGCGCTGCCAGCACCATAGCCAGCCATGCCAGCGCCTGCTACAGCGCCTGCACGACTGCCTGTACGCAGCAGAGCCCTACCACCAGCTTCTTGGACGCTTTGGCGACGAAGCTGAGCGCCTTTCTTGGTGTCTTCAGCTTCGTCAGCACGTGCATTCAAAGCCTTCTTGATTTGAGCAACATCGCTCTTGGTTTCCTTGACAACATCATCATCAAGACTTCCAGCAAGCCTGTTCTTGCCTTTGTTAGGAGCACCACGACGAGTAGCACCACCAACACCACGACCCAACAAACGAGAGAGCACCATTTTATTTCTTCCTATATTTCGCTGTCTTAGCAGCCACAACCTCTGGCTGAGCAACAAATTGCTTACCAGCTTTACCACCAGCAGCCTTAGCTGCATTGGTAGCTTTCTTCTCAGACTCGCTCAAAGCAGACCACGCTGCTTTCGGTAAATAACGACGCTTTCCTTCAGAGGGCTTTCCAGACGACGTTGTCCATTCTTCCTTAGTCCATTTCGTCATAGACTTCTGAGCTTCTGTCTTTTCTCCGGTGTAGTCGCCGCCTTTGTCTTTATATATTTTACCAGCAAGCTGCATCGCTCTGGCAGAATGTTTACCACCCATCTTAGCCTTAGCCTGAGCCTTTGCAGACTCCCACAGCTTTTCGTTAGTGCGACCCATTAACGAAGACTTCCGTCTTGTTTACGCTTAACGCTTCTGTTCTTGCTGGCAGCGACAACACGTAAATTACTACGCCCATTGCCACCACCCTTCGACAAAGGCTTCTTGTGATCGACGTCTTTACCGTCTCCTTTGTAAGCCTTCCCCTCTTCCATCATCAACGCTCTAGCAGCATTACGCTTTGAACGCTCTTTGACACGCGAAGGCTTATTATCCTTTTCCCAATCAAGCTCGGCAGAATAGTTTCTCTGCCCATTCTTCATAAACGGCATATACGTTAATTAAAAAATTTACTACCAAACTGCACAAGAGCAAACAAAGTAATGGCAAGACTCCAAACACCAATGCCCCTGTTCACCCACATCTGCACCGTCTTATCTGTCCTACCTACAGAAGTTTCAACAGCAACAACACGCTGCTCCACCCTACCGATGCGTTCACCTTGATTTGCCAGCCTCTCTTCAACAAGAACAAGCTTCATGACAGCATCAGCCAACTTATCCACTTTGCCTTCAAGGCGACGAAAGTCATCATCACTCATATTAACAATTCCATGCTTTTAGCGACAACGCTTTGCGCGTCGGCTTGCCTTTGTCATCCTTCATCGGACCCGGCATACCACTCATACGCGCACAGAAACTCTTACGCCGCTTAGCATCCTTCTCATTCTTTGGAGTTGGCGCAGGAGGCTTCAAATTGCCACCAGTGGCTTTGTTGTAAGAAGCTCTTCCTTTGGCATTGAGGCCGCCTTTGGGGTCCTTCCCTTCTTTACGTTGCCAAGCAGCAGTTTTCATAAGAGCGCGTTGTAACAGCAAAACAAACAACAGGCAACAAACGCCTATCGGCTCTCAACAAAAATATCCTTCTATATAGACTATGCAGGGAGCATAGAGTATATCGTTGATAGCGCCGATAGCGCTGATGTTGCTAATTTATCAGTCTATTTCCTTCTTCGGTTGACAACACCTTCATACCATTTTTCAGCTCTCATTGCCTTTTCAACTAGCGGTAGGGGTATCAGATATCCCGTATGTTTTTCTAATGCTGCTCTAACGTAATAAACATCAGAATGAAAAGCAACTGTCTTCACTTCTTCTCGTTGCTTAAAGATTTCTTTCATTGCTAACGAATAGTAGCTATGAGGAGGATGAAAAACTTTAGACTTCAGTTGTTCTCTTGTTTGAAATGGCATTAAATAGCTTTCTAATGAAACATCTGTTTCGTTAGAAACACATTCTAAACAACAATGTGTATGTTGTCAACTATATAGCTATATAGATTGTTGACGTTGTTACTAATGTTAGCGCTGATGTTTCAACAAAATAATAATGATGTATATTTCAATATTTGTTTCAATGTTTATTTCATTGAAATATACATCAAATAAAATGCTAATACATCAGTGCAAATTAGCATTCCGTTGACAAGTGTTAAGGATATTTTTAACTATTAGCGATGATGTTTTTTCATTAAAACACATCAACATAATGTTATTACTATTGTGTAGACGGACTTAGCCTTCCTGCTAAGCCTTTACACAGAAAACATCCCCGTGACTCGGAAGCCTTTCGACATTAGGACGCTGCCTTCGCCATCCTGTTGCGCTGTTTCAATGTCTATCCCGCAGTAGCGCTTTAACGTCTTTGCAGACGCTGCCAGATGCTGCCGTTACCCGTTCACCTGACAACACCAGTTTTACACATGAGGACATGTGTTGTCAAGCCTTTTGCGCAAAAATGATGTTGCTTGCGCAAAAATGATGTTGCTTGCGCAAAAATGATGTTGCAATGTTCGTAATAATAGACATTATCAAGCTAATGACTGATATTACGAACATCACCCTTGCTATGAAGCATTGCAGAAGTCTATGACATTGTCGCTCAAACGCTGTTTAGACGACATTGTTATTTGTGGGCGATGTGTTCATCAAGAAAGCCTGTGGCATTCGCTATTCGCGAATAGCGAACATGTTATTAACATGCGTTAGCATGCTGGGGTGTGTGTGAGGTAGGTTGTGGGCATGCTAGTTAGTGGTCACTAACATAAGTTAAAATACCTGTTCTGTGTAACGTTGTGTATATAATAGCGCTGCCACCCCCCAGTGGCCCACGCCCGCCCACCCTCGTCACGCTAGCGTTTGCGCGCTGCCAGCGCATGTGATCACGCATAATGCGCTGCGTCACACGATCATGTGTGTGTGGATTTACGTTGTAAATCAAGGACTTAGCTCTATGTCTACGACATAAGTCGGACAGCGATTTTTCGTTGAAAATCGGTATATAAGTAGTCGCTTATATAAGCCGTTGCTTATATTCGAAGTGACGATGTACGCTGACATCTCTGACACCAGAGACGTAGTCTCTGACGCCCTACACCGCTTGCCAGAGACGTAGTCTCTGAAGCCCTTCGCTGCAGGCACACCCCCTGCGTTGCGTGTCCGCATCAAGCACACCCCTATGATGTACGCGCACGCACAGCGACGAAGTCGCCAACAACAACGACGAAAGCCCCTACAGTTGACTCGGGCTTTGAAAAGTCGACACAATGCAACCCATCGAAACACGGCATCCCGCCGATTCCTGAAAGGAAACACATCATGTTCTCACGTCACTTGCATAACGTTCATCCCAGCGTTGAAACCCATAAGGGTTTGTTCGGCATCATCATTCCCTCCAAAGTCGTCGGCTTTTTCGCTGACGACGGATTCGGAAACTACGTTTCCTTTGACAACAGCATCATCCAAATGTTCGCATCGACGGAGTCGTTGTTGGGCATGACGAATGAGGAGCGTGAGCGTGAGGAATCGAAGATTCCGAACATCATCTGACGAAAGCCCCCACAGTTGACAGGGGTTTTCGAAAGCCCCTACACTGCAATCCATCGACGGCACAGTGTCGTCACTTCCTGAAAGGAAACATCATGTTCAAGTCCAAGAATCTGTTGTCCGTCGCAAGTGATGCCAAAACCGTGAAGGGTGAAACCCTTGGTTTTATGACGGGCATCCTCTACCTTGCCCCGTTCAAGTCCACGAAGCGGAATACCTGTAGCATGGCGGCGATTGCACAATGCGGTGATGCATGCTTGTATACCGCTGGGCGTGGTGCCATGTCAACGGTGGCACAGGGTCGAGTCAACAAAACCGTATGGTTTTTTGAGGATCGCAACAGCTTCATGCAACAGCTTGCAAAGAACATTCGTTCACTGAAAGTGAAAGCAAAGAATGCTGCACAAACGCTGTTGATCCGCTTGAACGGCACCAGTGATATCCGCTGGGAAACCGTAGGTTTCACTGATGTTGACGGCACTGTTTACGCTAGCATCTTCGATGCTTTCCCTGAGGTACAGTTTTATGACTACACGAAGGATGCGAACAGGAAGGCAAAGCCTTCAAATTACGATCTGACATTCTCGTACAGTGGTGTTATCGGCTTTCAGCCGTTCGTCAACAAAGCCATTGAAAATGGTATGCGCATTGCGGTTGTGTTCCGTACTGAGGCATCCATCCCTGCGTCATTCATGGGGATGCGTGTTGTAGGTGGGGACAACAGTGACGTTCGTCACATCGATCCACAGGGTGTGGTAGTTGCCCTGTATGCAAAGGGTAAGGCAAAGCATGACATGACGGGCTTTGTTGTGGACACCCCCGCTCCGGTGTTCATGCTGAAAGCGGCATGACGACAACAGCTTCCCCTAAAGGGGAGGCTTTCGAAAGACCCTACACTTGACAGGGTTTTCCGAAAGTCTGCAACATGTAATTAACGCAGCGTGATGCGGAGTCGGTGAGAAGCTAGCCGGGTGGTGCCGGGTTCCGACAGATGCATAACGCTGAAGTGTGACGGAGTGTGTAGGTTACACACAAAGACATGCGAATGTGAGACGACGTCGATGGTGAGGTTAATAACCCCACGGTTGACAAGGGAATCGGCAACGCCCTACAATGGATGCCAATCGATGTGGCTTACGCCCCGTCAACGCTCTTTAACAACCTGCTCCGGTGTCGGTATGTGTGACAGACATACTATGGACCGGCGTGAATGATGCATACGTCAAGGCATCATGCATTGTGCAGAGTGCGGCATCTGCATCCCTTCCCCGAGTGAGAGTGGGTGCTCTTGCGATAGGGGGTTTTCTTGAGCGTTCAATTGTGAGCGTTCAACAAAGCCTGAAGGGCTTTCCTGAAAGGAAACACACATAATGCTGACATCCATCATCATCCTCTTCCTGCCCATCATGCTGATGGGATGTGCCATCGTCATTGCCGAATGGTTTGATCGCTGAAAGGAAACATGATGCTCGTCCATGCTTACGTAACAGAGTGTGACATCACCGGCAGACAGTATGTCAGGCCTGTGAAGGGTGCGTGTGCCCTTGCCCGTGGTGCCACAGGGCGTTGGTGTCCTGTGTTGGCATACGGTCCCGAGGAGGTGGAGCGTTTCAAAGACAGTGTCATCAGCGCTGACGAAGCTGCCGTCATCATCGAAGGCAAGGGGGATTGGCTCGACTATTAACCCTACGCTTGACTCGGGATTGTCAATGTCCCGATAATGCAATCCATCGGCAGCACTGTCGCTGCTCTCTTCCTGAAAGGAAACATCATGCTCAACGTCAAAGTATTCGTCTATTTCAACCTCCATCGCAAATGCCTCAGCGTTAAAGCGCTGGAGGGTGAGCATAAGGGGCGTGTCATTGCCCATGCCTCTAGCGTAGGCTTGATCAACTGCACGTTCAAGGTGTCAGAGGCAGGACGTCAGCGTGTGCTGCGTGAGAAGCGCAAGAATGTCCATGCTGGTGTTGTCGGACATCTGTTTGAAATGGGCAACGACCATGCTGTTGACATCATGTCACGCATTGCCGACCCCATCAAATATAACCCGTACAAGTTTGCGTCATTCGTTCATGCCGTGAACGAAACGCCAGTGCATAAGGCAGGCAAGGCTTACGTAGTAAGCAAGGATGGTAGAGGTGCCATCTATGCCATGAGATAACCCCTCGCTTGACTCAGGATTGCCGACGTCCTTACAATTGTCGGCGTCATCAACACTTCCTCACATAAAGGACACAACGTGAACACAATGATGAACTACTGGCTCTCGTCTGCAAAGGATAGCGGACGTTTCTTCTCCGTGCTCTTCATCAAGGCAGACGGCAGCATCCGTAGCATGAACTGCCGTGGAGGTGTGCGTAAGTTTCTGAAGAATGCTGACGCTGCGCCACGTACTACCCCTGAAGGTGTGTTCGTTGTCTTCGACGTCAAGGCAATGGCGTATCGGTCTATCCCTATGGATCGCATCCTCACTATCCGTGCTGATGGTGCTGAAGCATCTGTTGCCGTCTCTTCCTGAAAGGAAACATCATGCAGAAGTTTCTCATCCTCGCTCAAGACTATGCTCTCGCTCATGGCGACGACGATTGGTTCTGTGAAGTGTATGGAAACTATCGTCAGTCAATGGACATCCACGATAGTACATGGATGACGCTGGCATATCTGTATGGCGGCACCGTTGCTAACATGCTGCAAGAGCAGGCTGTTCCAACCTTTGTTTAATAGGAAACAGAATGAACGACATCATCTCCTCCGTCCGTCGCACCCTGCAACGTAAGCTTGCACGTTATGTCATCACCATCTATTGGGAAGGCGACACGTTCAAGCACTACACGTTCAAGCACAACGATGCATTCGAATGGATCGATTGCTATCCCATCAATGCTGACTTCCGCATTGTCACCCGTTACTAACCCGTCGTTTTCCTGAAAGGAAACAACATGCTCTCACATCGCTTCTACCTATCCGGTGGCAACGCAGGCTGGGCCATCCATGACGCAGCAATGGGTACACCAGTGTGTGCTGACAAGCGTACACCACAGGCTGCGCTAGAGGTGGCTAAGACGCTCAAGCTTGACATCTCCCCGCAGATGTGGTGTAGGGACACGCTGCAATGGGTTGACATCGTCGGCACCATCCACAAAAGCCCCTCTGCTTGACTCGGTTATTAACTTTCGTCTACACTTCATTCCGTCGCAGCAACTTCGCTGCACAAACGCAGCAACTTCGCTGTACACCTTCTGAAAGAAATCATGCGTCAATCTCTCATCTTCTCCCGTCGCAACGACAACGGCGTCATGTCTGTCGAAGACATCATGTCCCGTGCTCCCGCCGTGTTCTCTGACACGAAGGCACAACGTCTGACCGACCGTTACCAACCTCTGCGTACTGGGCAGTTGTTGCCTGTGCTGGCAGACTACGGCTACTTCCCTGTACAGGCTGCACAGAAGCGTGTGACTAAGGCATCTCCGGTTGCTGCTGAGCACAAGACACACATGCTTGCGTTTGCTAAGCGTGACGACAACGGCGACGGCAACACCCGTAGCGAAATCATCGTCTACAACAGCCATGATGGTAGCTCTGCCGTCCGTCTGTTTGCTGGTGCCTATCGCTTCATCTGCAGCAACGGCATCGTTGCCGGTGAAGGCATGCAACAGCGCATCCATCACACTGTGAAGTCGCTGGCATCCTTCGAAGACTCCCTGCGTAAGACGGTGGAGACGTTGCCGGAAGTGCTGGCTGCACTGGACGCTGCACGCAGCATCAAGCTTAATGGCATGCAAAGCCATGAAATGGCGAAGGCTGCGGTGATGAAGCGCTGGAACATGTTCAACGAAGACATCGTTGACATTGACGGACGTCCTGTGAAGGGTAGCTATGCCACGCCACAAACCATCATCGGTGCTCTCGGTGCTCAACGTGCTGAAGACAATCTGTCTGATGCCTTCACTGTGTGGAATCGCATTCAGGAGAATGTGTTGCGTGGCAACGTCATGATCAAGTCCATCACCGAGAACAACATCGGTATGCGTAAGGCTCGCCCCATCACTGCTGTTGCCGAGCATGTCCGTGTCAACAGCGAGTTGTTTAGCCTGCTGCCTGCTACATTCGAAGAAGCGCTGGCAGCGTGAACGAGAGGCCACCTGTGGTGTGGCCCTTCCCAACGTGGAAGGGTCTGCCCTACAAACCTCCGAAGAAACCTAAGCCTGTGCCTGTGTGGAAGTCTGCACCACCTGCACCATTCTGAAAGAACACATGATGGAGAAGACATATGAGCGAATAGCTATAAAGCTATTGCGTGGACAACCCAAGCCTAAACCGTTTGTTAAGGTGATGTATGGTGTTCTCGTCGTAGGTACAAAAAGTCTTCATCGCACACCACAAAGCAGACGATGGCGTATGTTCTGGCGACTTAAGTCGCAACGTCAAACACAAGTTGCAACCTATTGGAAAACAAAATGAAAACCTTCACCGTCATCATCTACAGCGACCCCGGTCATGCATGGGCTAAATGTCGTAGAGAAGTGTTGAGCAATCTCGGCATTGCCAACAAGGTGTCAGCATATTCATATCAGCGTAACGACTACGTCTACCTCGAAGAAGACTGCGACTACCCTCTGTTGGTCGATGCGTTGCGTCAGCGTAATACCCGCATCAAATGCGTAGAGCGTAGCAGTAGCAACAGCAGCCGCATCCGTAGCTATGAACGCTATGCTAGCGCCTGATGTCTGACGACGACAGTTTGTTTTGGGTAGCGCTGCTGATGGCGCTGCCTTTTTTTCTTCGACTATTGGTGTAGACAATGAACATCGAACAAATCCTGTTGGAAATACGTAGTCGCAATGAAGAGCGTCTGCGTGATGCCATCGATAAGATGGGAACAAAATATCTTCTGCATCCTGCCAACAGGGTGAAGAAGGTGTCAACAAAGAAAGGAAAACGCAAATGATAAGCGAAGCAGACCTGCGTGATTGGGAAATGCTCGACACAGTGCCGCTATATTCTGTGCCGCGCAACACCTACATTAAACTGGATGACGACTATTTCTTCTTCGATCACATCGATGGGATGTATTCGTTCTGTCTCGACATGACGAACAATGTCTATCACATCATGTGTACCACACCTGTCATTCCTCTGAAGAAACCTGTATGACACGCGATCAAGTTGTTGGTATGTTCGTCGGCGTATTCCTTGGCGATATGCTGGGTGCGCCGTATGAGTTTCAAGACGAGATGGACGTTGACGACATTGTCGTCAAGACAGGCGGCGCTCACAAGGTGTCGTTGGGCGAATACACCGACGACGGAGCGCTGACGCTAGCCCTTGCAGAGAGCTACATTGCCCGTGGATGCTTCGATGCCCATGATGCTAGTGCTCGCTTTAAGCAATGGAAGAACACTGGCAAGTATGGCACACGTGGCTATGTCTTCGACATTGGACGCACCACTGCAGCAGCCATCGACAGGATGTCTTCTGTTGTGTACGCTGCAGATGGTGGAGACATGGACAGTGGCAACGGTAGCATGATGCGCATTGCAGCATGCATTGCTGCCAATCACAACAATCCGATGAGGGCACTCGCTGACGCCATTGCTGCCAGTGTGATGACGCATGGCAACAGCGACATCCTTGCCTACACTACAGCATACATCGATGAGATGTTTCATGGTGCATCGCCGCAATACAAGTCGCTGAAGGCACATCCAAATAAATATGCTAATGCCAGAGGCACAGTGATGTATGCCTACAACGCTGCTCGACATGCCCTGCATCATGGTGGCAAAGACGGTGGACTTGTGCTGCGTTATGCCGTATCCTATGGGCACGACACCGACACCAACGCTGCCATTGCTGGTGCTTGGGTAGGTGCGAAGTATGGCATCGATTGTTTTCCACAGGAATACATTGATGTGTTGCAGAATAAGCAACGCATATTCGATGTGGCGAATAAGTTGTTTGAGATTGGAGAGATGTGATGAC